ACGCTTAGGAAATCTACGGACAGCCCCCCTTCATCGGCTGATTTGTAAAACCGCAGCTAGTCGTGCTGACAATCCCCCGATAATGGTCATTATGTAACCTTAAAAACCTCGCAATGTTGAAAACCCTAGCGCTAGTGACTAAGTAAAAAATAGCAGCTAGGTATGCTAAAATAGTACACATAGCTAACTGCAAACACTTAGCAAAGAAAGCTACAGGTTTTCACATTGTTCAACCTAGCTAGAGTTTTCAACAACTTTTTCAACAGGACGAGGCCAAAGGTCCAGCGTCTCGATTTGACGGGAAGACCCTCGGCTTTCACGGCGTTCTCCGGCGACCCATACGCAAACGACGTGTACCGCGCGGGAGTGGATGCGATAGCTCGCATGGCGGGGAAGTTCATCCTCACGCCCACGATCACGTTCAGCGACGGCACGACGGCGAGGACGGACGAGCGCCTTGCCCGCGTCCTCCAGGTGGAGCCGAATCCGCTCATGAGCGCCTACGACATGCTCTATAAGCTCTTCACGCACCTCTACCTCCACAACAACGCATACGCCTACGTATTGCGTGAGGGCGGGCTCGTGACGGGAATCTACCCGCTTCACGTCACGACGTGCCGATACGAGACGGACGAGGCGGGAAACCTCTGGTGCCGGTTCACGTTCACCAGCGGACACGAGTACACGCTTCCCTACTCAGAGGTCATCCACCTTCGTAGGCACTACAACACGAGCGACGTGGAGGGTGACCCCAACGACGCGATAGCGGCGGGCGTGAAGCTCGCGGACATGCAGAACAAGGGAATCGAGCAGGCGATAAAGACGAGCGGCACCCTGAGGGGCATCCTATCGTTCACGCAGATTCTCGATCCCGAGAAGCTGAGGGCTCAGAAAGAGGCGTTCATAGAAGACTACCTCTCGCTCGAGAACAGCGGCGGAGTCGCGGCCACGGACCAGAGCGCGACCTTCAAGCCCGTGGAGAGCAAGCCCATCAGCATCACCAAAGAGGACCAAGAGGCCACAAAGGCCAAGATTTACAACTACCTCGGCATCGGGGAGCACATCGTGAACGGCACATTCACGGATGACGAGTTCGGTGCCTTCGACGAGTCGACCATCGAGGCTCTGGCGCTTCAAACGGAGCTCGAGTTCACGCGCAAGCTCTACAGCCCCTTGCAGGTGGCACGCGGGCGCAGGATCGAGTGCAGCACGGCCCGGCTTCACTTCATCAGCACCAAGAGCAAGGTCGAGCTACTGAAGAACGTGGTCCCAATGGGGATGCTCACCATCAACCAGGGACTTGAGCTCATGGGGCTTCCCCCGGTCGAGGAAGACATGAGAATCCAGTCCCTCAACTACATCGACGCTTCCGTGGCCACCGAGTACCAGCTTGCGAGGGCCAAGGAGGTCGTTAGCGCACCAGAGGGCGGCGAGAACGGACAGGAGGGCGATAAGCAGTGAAAGAGCTACGAATAGCCACGATCGCGGCGAACAGCAACCAGGAAGAGCCAATCCTTGAGGGCTACCCCATCGTTTTCGACTCTCCTACGACCATCACGGACGCCAACGGCGGCGAGTACACCGAGATAATCGAGCGCGGGGCGCTTGACGGCGCTGACCTGCACGACTCCACGCTCATCTACAACCATGACGAGAATCGCGTACCCCTTGCGCGGACGCCGAAGACCATGAGCTTCGACGTCGATGAGAAGGGCTTGCACATGAGGGCTTCACTGGCAGGTGACAGCCAACAGGCGAGGGAGGTCTACACGTCGGTAAAGCGTGGCGACCTCAGCGGCATGAGTTTCGCTTTCACGGTCCCAGAGGGCGGCAGCTCCTACGACCCTGACACGAACACGCGGCGCATCACCCAGATCAACAAGGTGTACGAGGTTAGTGTCGTGCCATTCCCCGCATATCCGCAGACCTCGGTAGAGGCTCGGAGCGCCATGAGAAGCGCGGCGGACGATGTGGCGCGGCAGCAAGCAATCGTTAAGGCAAACCTAATCCTTCTAAGGAGCATCTAATGAAATTTAAGACAGTATCCGAGGCTTACAACTTCTATCGCAGCACTGCCATTCCCGTCCTCGAGGCACGCGCGGCCGCGATCAAGGATGACGTGGCAACCAACAAGGACGCCGACATTGCGTCCTACAACGTCGAGCTTGAGGGCATCATGCGCGTCAAGGAAGAGCAGGAGCAGCAGGAGAAGGAGGACGAGGGAGAGAAGCGCTCCAAGGTCATCCTCACCGGCAAGGACGGCTCCAAGGACGTAGAGCCCGCGGCTTCGAGGGAGTACCGCAGCGCCTTCTACAAGCACTTGCAGGGCAAGCAGCTCACCAACGAGGAGCAGAACGCCTACAACATGGTGAACGTCGAGCAGAGGGCTAACGAGTTCAACAAGCTCTCCAACTCGGCGGCGGTCATCCCCACGACCACGCTGAACGAGGTCATCGTGAAGGCACGCAAGGAGGGCGGCATCCTCGGCATTTCCCGTGGCTTCAACATGCCCTCCAACATCGCGGTACCAGTCGCGACACCCGGCGCGGCCGCTTCCTGGCACGTCGAGGGCGCGGTGGTAGAGACCGAGAAGGTGGCACCCACCTCCGTCACCTTCTCGGCCAACGAGATCATGCGCATCCTGAGCATCAGCGCGGCCGTGGACACCATGAGCATCAGCGCCTTCGAGAGCTACCTTTCCGACGAGCTCACGGCTTCCGTCATGGCTTGCCTTGCGGGGACCATGATTAACGGAAACGGCACGGGGCAGGGCGTGGGCATCGTCTCCGGCATCACCTGGACCGAGGGCACCAACAAGCTCACGGTCGCGGTCAACGCCGACCTCACGTACAAGAACATCGTGAAGGCCATCTCCATGCTCAAGCGTGGTTACTCCAACGGTGCAAAGTTCGTCATGAACAACAACACCCTCTACAACAGCATCTACGGGCTCGTGGATGACGTTAAGCGCCCCGTCTTCGTGGCTGACCCCACCGAGAGCGGCAAGGGGCGCATCCTCGGCTTCGAGGTCGTTATCGACGACTTCATGGAGGACAACGATTTCCTCTTCGGAAACTTCTGGTACAACGGCTACAACATGCCCGCAGGCATCGCGCTTGACGTATCGCACGAATCCTCCTTCAAGTCCGGGCTCGTGGACTACCGCGCTCTCGCGATCGCGGACTGCAAGCCCATCGTGGACGAGGCATTCGTGTACGGCACCAAGGCCACGGAGTAAGCGGAGCGGCACGACTCGAGAGGGTACCCGCGTCGCGTGGGTACCCTTGCCTTTGAATCGGAGGTATCCAAATGGCTAGACTCAACGGGCTCGCATGGCTTGAGGAAGAGGTCGCGTTCGACTTCCTGCGGACTGGCGAAGAGAACATCAACATCGTGCAATCGCTGGCTACGATGATTCCCCAATACGTCGAGACTACGACGGGATACCCTGCGGCGCTCACGGCGGGACAGGAGCCAGCGGAGCTAGTGAAGCCCCTTTGTCTGTTCCTCATGCAGCTCTGGTACAACCCTGACGGCACGGACGCGCGGCAGCTCACGCGCGTGATCCAGTCCCTCGAGAAGGCGGTCAGGGCTTACGTGGTCGCGGAGCGGCGGCAGGAGCCGGGGGAGTAGCGACCATGGCACCACGCAACCCTGAGCAGGTAGCTTTCTATCATAGTAGTGCGTGGAAGAAGTCGCGTCTCTCATACCTGGAATCGGTGCACTACATCTGCGAGAGGTGTGGTGCACCCGCTAAGGTGGTACACCATAGGCATTACCTCAATGAGGACAACCTATCTGACCCTCTCATCACATTGGACCATTCCAACTTAGAGGCTCTTTGCCAGGATTGCCACAATCGCGAACACCACCTCAATCGGAAGGTGGGCGCTGGAATCGCCTTCGACGCGGACGGCAACCTAGTCAAGGAGCCTGACGTCTTTATCGTCAATGGTGCACCGGGGAGCGGCAAATCGTCGTATGTGAGGGAGCACATGAAGGCGGGCGATATAGCGTTCGACCTTGACCTCATATGCTCGGCACTAGCTGAGAGCGACCGGATCCACGCAGACCACAGGGCGGTCCTCGCGGTCGCGCTGG